TCGCCCGTATTGGTGCCGCTGCTCGTCCCGCTGTGCGTGCCGCTGAAGTTGTTCGCGGTCAGGTTGCCGCTGTCGTCAATCGAGGCACCGGAGTTCTGGATGTTCTTGCCGTCCGTGCCATTGAAGCGCGTGATCGCATTGTCCGTAGATGACGCAGGGCCGTACACGTCACCGACAGCGCCGCCATAGGCCACATCGTCCAGCGTCTTGCTGATCCGCTGGAGGGCCTGCCGCACTTGGTGAATGTCGTGGACGTTCGGATTGAAGTCCGGCATTACGGACGCTTCTCCATGTACGCCTCGATCTCCGCTTCCATCTGTTCAAACGCCCAGTGACCACTGCTGCCGGTGATCTTGATGGTCATGGACGGACCACGCATACGCGGCCTGAATCGCTTGTTTAGGTTCTCGCCGTTCGTGGTTGTCTCGAACGTTCCAGCAGTCTTGGACAGTTCGCCAGTCTTGGCGGTCTGGACGGTCAGCGTCACGTCCGCGCTTTCTGGAGACAAGCTGAGCATGAGCTGGTTCAGCAGTCCGTCCGAGAATGTGCCCAGCTTGAACGGGCCGAACTGCACGCTGGAGGTGATGTTCGTATCGCCGTCACTGGCGTTCTCTGGCTTGAACGTCGCAATCAGCGGGCAGCTATTCGTGGTATCGCCACGACACCCCAGCAGCACGGCGTTGTTCCGCGCCCACGGAGCGGTGTATCTGTAAGCGCAGAACGGCTGGTAGTCGTTGTCCGCGAAGATCACCGGCCAGAAGCTCTTTGTCTCCCAGTCCAGCCAGAAGCTCGTGGAGGTTTGCGGGCCGAGCGGGGTGATGAAGATATGCACGCCCCGGTCGTTGTGATCGTAGGCCAGCGTCACCGTGTTCAGCGAGGTGTCCACATTCAGCAGCTCTTGCGGCAGGCGCTCGCGGGATACGCTGATCGGAGCACTTGCCCCAGCGCACATGTACAGCCCATCTTTGCTAAGAAAGATGAACTCGTTGCCTGGGCCACGGCACCACGCATTCGGTCCCAGCACGCCGATGTTGCGCGAAAGGTTGTCGAACTCGCCATTGTAGGCCGGGTCGCCGCGCAAAACCCACAGGCTATTCGTGCAACCGATAATCAGGTAGTCGTTCTCGGACGGCGCGAGGCAGGTGATCGGCTCGCCTATCTGCGCGGTCGTCGTGGACGTGCCAGCAACCGCTCCGCCCGCGTCGCCTACCGAGTAGTCCCAGTCGGTCGGCGTGCCCTGCCTGGACATGTACCAGACATGCGGATTGGATGGTGCGCCAGCCAGCACAAGGCGGTCGCGGTACACCGCAATCAGGCGGCATTCCTGCGGGGTCGTGCCAGCGGTCGCGGCCAGCAGTGACGGACTGACGGACGCATCGTTGGGGTCGTAGTATTTGACGCCGCGCACGACGCGGAAGTTGCAGTTGCCCGTGGTGCTTGCAGTGACGCCAGAGGAATCAACAAGCAGCAGGCCGGTTGTGTCGTTGACGTTGCTAATGGTGTACACGCCATTTACAACCGTGCCTGTTCCGCTGGTGATTGTAACGATAGCATCTTGATAGAATGTGTTTAGTGTGGTTGCATTCCACGACGTGTAGCTGGCCGAGCCTAGCCGACCGCTCGTGATTGTGCCTGAGCCAGCGGCAAATATCTCATCCGCGAAGTCGGTGAAATATAGCTTTTGCAGGTACTCTGCGGCCTGAATCTGAGACTTGTAGCCGAACGTGCGGCTGGTGCGGTAGTCGTCGAACACCCCCGGCGCGGCCTCGTTGCGGAAGCGGCCACACCCAGCCGTCTCGTCATCCACGATGCAACATAGTTCGCGGGAGAGAGTCTGAATGTCCGAGTCTGGCGTGTACGCGAGCATGAAACTGTCGATCAGCGCAGCGCCCTGCGGGATCGTGGTATGCAGCGAGAAGCCGGTGCGGTAGTTTGTGGGGTGGTCCAGCTCCGCGTCCGTAACCGTGTAGCCGGTAAACACCGCGTCGTTCTGCCAGTAGCAGTCAATGTTGTCGCCCAGCACAACCGCGCGGAACCAGCCCCCGGTCGCAGGCAGGGTGTTGCTTCCGCCCGTGTAGGTGGTCGTGGTGGTCACGCCGCTGATACGCTTGTAGGCGTTCACGGTCCACTGCCCGCCGTCTTCCAGCACAAGCTCAAGCTGAAGCCCGTCCGTCAGCGCGGCAGGCGTCGTGTTGTTCATGCGCAGGAACAGCGAATACGCGCCCCAGTGTTCGTTCTGGTAGGGAACGACATAGATCGCCACTTCATACGGTGCGTCCGTGGTGTTGATGTTGGATACGTTGCGGTAGATCGCGCCACGGTGGGTGTTGCTGCCGACGGTGATCCCGTACCCCTCGATCACGGAGGGCAGGGATGCGTCGATCCATGTGGCGGCGGTCCACAGGGATGAGGACAGTGACTCGCCAGAGACGATGCGGAAGTCGTCACCCGTGTAGCGGGAGTAGGCGTAAGAGCCAGCCGCCTGTACGGATGTTTTGAGGAAGTCTACCGATCCGATCCAGCGTACCGTCTGGTACGTGCCGGTGGTGACAGGGATGGTATAGTCTGAGCCAGTTCCGGGACGGGAGCCGCCACGCTGACGCCTAGCAAATACGTCCACCGGGCGGACGTTCTTGCAGTCCATCGTCGTGTAGGGTGGCTGGCTCTGGTAGTTCAGCTTGCGGTTCAAACCAGCCAGCGGGAACTGCACATCCAGGCGTCGTTTGCGGGCCATTCGACCTCTGTAAGCAAGCTAGGCAGCGCGGGCATTCCCACGTCTGGTAGGATTTAAGAGCACACCGCTGCGTCTGTCCGCAGCGGGTGCAATAGAGATTATTCTTGGTTGGATGGCGGAACAATGTAGAATCCTCCTACGTCAATCTTCTGCCGAACCTTGCGGCCAGATTCCGTAGTGAACTCTACCTCAACCTTTTTGCTTTCGCAAATACGGCCCGCCTTGATGGGGTTGCCGTCCCGGTCCAGAGTGCGGACGAAGACAACCGCGTTCTCAACTTTAGGGCCGATGGTCACGCAGCCGCTTAATAGCGTCAAGCTCAGAGGGGCTAAGAGGCAAAACTTTAGCTTCTTCACTTGTCACCTTCACGGGTTTGTCCGTGCCAAACAGCGCCTTGAGAACGATCATCGCGCACTGCGCAAGGGCGGGAGCCGCTGCCAGTAGCGCACCCATTACGCCTTCACCGCTTTCACGATGGCTACAACCAGTTCCGCCACGTCGGGAATCAGCGCAACGCCTTCGTCAAGAGACAGGTCTTTGCCTTCAGCCGGAACAGACTTTGCCGCTGCGACCGCAGCGACTACCGCAGCGCGGAAGTCACTATCAGCAGCTAGCGCAATCAGGTCGTCCGCCCCAGCCCCGTCCTTCAAGCGGCCAACGATCTTCGGCACCACCACTTCCAGCGCCTTCAGGAATTCCTTCGTCTTTTCGATTCCCACTTCGTTCGGCATCTTCGCTCTCCTGTTCGCGGGTGAACTCTGAAATGTTAGGGCTTTGCATCTTTGGCTCCTAACCGTGCCTTGATTTCTTTCAGGTCTTCTTTGATCTCTCGCAGAATGTCTTTTTGCGACTCGATCTGCGTTTCGATCTTCGTGATCCTGATCTCATGCGCCTGCACCGATGAAAGCGCATTAGCCGCAATATACCCAATAACAAGCAGCAGGATTCCGCCCGCCGTCTGTAGGAGCCGATCCGCAGTCATATGCTTGCTCACTGGTGATAGTTCCTTCGTTGAAGCGGTCGGGTCTACTTCGGCCTCAAGTCGTCCACCATCGCCCGTGGGACGAATACTGCTGTTTTCCGGTCCTGCTGGTCCACTATGAACGCGCCAGCGAAAGCCCGACCCGCAGTTGTGATGCCCACCAGCTTCCCATCCTTCACTATCGGTGCTCCGCTGCATCCGTGGTCGAATCCTTTGCTAGCCGCCGACGCCGATCCAATCAGTTCTGCGTCATGCGCTTTGATTGGTTCGCCTAAGGCAGAGCCAAATATGTGAGTGCCGTTGAGGTCACGCTTAACGGGCTTTAGCTTGCGGGCTGGTTCCATATACGCAAGGTCGAAGTCTGCATCTTCCTTCAGAACCTTGCAGATCACCCAGCCCTCGCTGTCCTCCACCATCACCACGCCACGGTCCTCCACGACGTGTTTGCAGGTGACGACCAGCAGATCATCCAGCACGGCAGCAGTACCGCACTGGATATGACCATTCCCAACTTCCACTCGCACGCGCACTGCATCGCACGCCCATAGAGCGGGCGATAGCAGTAGCGCGAGAACAACAGCGCGGGTCATTAGGACACGATACCGGCGGCCTGACAGGCGGTTTCAAGTTCGCCCAAGCGCGTCTGCATGTTCTTTACGACCTTAACGAAGCCGTTAATGTCGTTCGCGCTGGCGAAGCCATACGGGCTTACGTTGGTCATCGCAGCCATAATGTAGTCGGTGCTGTCCGTCACGCTCGTGATGTCAAGAGTTCCAACGGACGCCGTAAGCGCACTCGCTGCCGTCTGCACCAGCGCGGGGTTGAAGTCGCAGCTAGACGTGGTGCCTTCGTTCACGTAGATGGCCGTCTTGTTCGTGCCGTCAATGTGAATGAAGATACAGCCCGTCGAGTAGCCCGTGCTTGCGTCAGTCGGAACGACGTTGCCATAGGCAATCAAGCAACGATCCGGCGCACCGTTGAACAGAACCTTCGAAACGTCGTCACCCTGCTGCGCAGTAAAGAACCGGGTGACCTGATTATGTTGTGACATTGATTCTCCTTTTAGCGAGCCAGAACTTCGCCAACGTCGGCGGGATGCCAGTTCAGAACGGCGGTGTTGGCCGCAACCTTGTATGTAAACTTCTTTACCCATCGCGGAACGTAAACAGGCACGTTCTGCGGAAGGTTGAAAGTACCGTCGTTGGTTTGCGCATTGGATGTTGCTGGCGCAGCGACGGTAGCATCATCTTCGATGTAGTATTTGATGTAGACAACTTCAGACGACCGATTTGTAAGGTAGCCAATCGTGTTGATGTTACCCTTTGTGGCCGTCTTGTAGTTTGTGTCCACTTCGATTGTCGCTGGGACCATACCCAACGTAATGTCTGCTGACGCCATTATTTCTCCTTACGGCGTGATCCCGTCGTGCGTAAACCCACTGTCGCGCCACGGGACGCGCTTGCGGGGGTAGTTGTCAGACTGGTCACTGTTGTAGCCGTGATAGCGCGGGCCGAAGTTCATCCGGTCGTGCGCTACGCTGGCTTCTAGCTGCTGGGCCATCAGCGAATGCCAATGGCTGTCGGCCATGTCGTTGAACATCTCCGCCGCCGCAGCCAGGCAGCAGGTCTTAATGGTTTCAGAGTGAGGCAAGCCGCCGAGAGGATACGGCAAGCCGCTGGTCAGGGCGTCCGGCAGCAGGGTGTACCGATAGGTCAGAGTGTACGAGCCATCCGGGTCCGGGTAGAAGATCGCTTCAAACCGCTGCCCTTCGGATGCCGTAGGCGTGGACGCCTTGGGCCGGATCGCGCACAGGGACGGGGTGCCAGAGTACGAACCGGCTTCCCGCAACTGGCGGATCATCGCCTCCGATACGGTCTGAATGTGCGACCTCTTGTTGTCGGCCACGGCAAAGGAGAAGCCGGTGCCCACAATGCCACCGAAGTCATCCGGCAGGTCGTAGTCATAGTCGGCTGCGGCAAGGGACAGAGTGCCGTTTGCCTTCATAAACGACCACTCGTAATACCCGCTGGGAATACGCGGATACATGAACTTCCGAAGCCCGGCAGCTACCGCCCGGTCGATCTGCGCGGCCTGGTCTACGGACCAGCCGCTCGAATCGTAGCCGAATCCAAGATACGAGCCGACTTCCCCTCGCAACTCGGTTCGGCTTAGTGATAGCGTGCTTTCAGCCATTCAGTCCCTTAGAATGCCCGCCTGGGTGGTTTAGGCCCAGGCGGGCCGCTCCCCGCTACCAGCTACGTGCAGGATTACTTATCCTGTACACAGCGAACCCAATCCACCGTCAAGCTGCCCGGCGTGCTGCCGGTCGCATTCATAATCGCAATACACGGCCCAAGCACAACATCGCTGGGGAACGTAGCGGCGTTCAGGTCGTCGTAGTCCAGCCGGGCCGAAGCAACTTCTTCGCCATCGTCGTAGAACTTGACGGTGCTCAGGCCGTCAAAGTAGAAGCCGACTTTCTTGTACGTATCGGCAACCAGCGTGACCGCATCGGCCAAAGCCGTCTGCTGCGTCTGTCCGTCGGCCTTGTACACAACGTCCATCTTGTCGCCGTCGCCTTCCAGACGGTGGAAGCCGATGATGTTCGTGTCGGCAATCGTGCCGGACGTAGTGATCGGAACAGCCGCCGCAACCGCAGCCTTTTCGAGAAGGCCAATGAACACGCCGTTCTTTGTGTCCGCGATGGTGTCCACTTTAAAGCGGCATTCAAACCACAGCCGCCGCATGTTTGCAGCCGTGATCTTAAATGCGGCTGTAACATTAGGGCCAATAGCGATGCCTTCGTTGTCACCGTCAGATGCAACAACAATGTCGCCACCGACCGTGGAGCCGCTGGTGATCGTGCCGCCCTGATGGGCATAAATCTCGTAATGCCCGCCAGCCGTGGCGTAATTACCAGTCACAGCGGCACCGCTAGCGTCGATGCTTGCAACGGTAAGGAAGTCGTCATTATGGACGCTAAGGCCGTCCGTCGCCAGGTTGATGGGGCAGTTTCCCCACACGCCAGGAGAGGGCGAAGTCTTGCTACTCTGAGAGTATTTCCCGTTAAACTGAGCCATTCATTTTCCTTTCAGGTTTGTGTTTGTTTGCTAACCCAACTCAGCCTTACGCCTTGTTGACAACGAAGTGCGAGCGGCGGTCATCGCAGACCAGGTTGTAGCTCAGGTCCACGTCAACGGCCATGACGGTCGGCTGGGTGTCGAGGTAGCGCGGCTTCGACTCGACGAACGTTTCGCCCTTCAGGAAGCAGGGGTAGAGCGTCTGCCAGTTGATGCCGTACACCGGGTCCTGCGTGTCGCTGTCGAGCTGCGGAACCCACATCACAGGAATCTTGCGGAACACAACCTCGTTCATGGTCTTGGCAACGTCCATGCCGAGGTTTTCGTTCTGCTGTTCCAGCAACAGTTCCAGTTCGTCCAGCACGTCCTGGTTGGTGTAGATCGCGCGCTTGTCCGCAATCTTCAGGGCTTCCTTCGCTTCCACCGGAGCCTGGAAGTGCGTGTTGCGGGTGGCGATGCGCAGGCGCGTCACGAGGTCATCCTTCGTGATGGCCGTGTACTGGTCGGTCCAGTTCTTCCAGCGGGTCTGCACGGTCGAGTCAAACACCACGCCGCTGGAGAAGCCGGACGGGTTGCCGCCGTTGAAGCCCTGGCTGGAGTTGCGGACGATGTAGGTCTTGATGCCGTAGGGGGTCAGCTTGTCGCTGGACGTGGTGGGTGTGCCCCAGAACGCCGTTTCCAGCAGCTTCGCCAAACCCACGAACGCCTTGTGCCGGTAGGTCGCCAGCAGTTCAACGATCTTCTCCGCGCCGCTGTTCATCTGCGGGATGCGGCGGTCGATGCTGTACTGCGTGGTGGCGTGACGCCATTCCACCGTACCGTACGCCAGATCGTCCGAAGCGGTGTAGGTCTTTTCGTGCGCAAGACCCACGAACTCCGCCGCGTCGTCATCCGGGCCAAGGATCGTGGTTCGGATGCTTTCGCCCGAATTGATCTCCTTGACTTTCTTTTCCTTCAGCAGCTTGGGCATCGCCACGTAGCTCTGAAGATCGGAGGTCAGGTCGGTCCACTGACCTTTCTTCAGGTACGGGAGCGAAC